GTACTGGAAGCTCTCGTAGTTGCCGCCGACATCGGCTGGCGTCGAGAAGGTGATGTCCTCGCCGTCATCCAGGATCTTCAACTGGCCAGGTTCAAGCGGCAGCAGCGGCTCCCCTCGGTCATCGGTCTCGTTGCTGTTGTCGAAGTCGCGCTCAGGCCGGCGAACGAAGCCGACGAACATCGCCGCCACCTTCTTGCGGTCCAGTTCGGCGTCGTCGTACTGGTCGAGCAAGAACAGCTTCACCAGTGCCGGCGAGAAGCGCGAGACACCGCGCAACTGCCCGGCGTCGACCGGATCGACGATGTGCAGCACGGACTCGGCCGGCACCCGCACGGTTTCCCCGGCCAACCCTGGATCGGTGATGTCACCCGGGTGGCGACGCAGGAAGTGGTAAGCGACACGCCTACTGATGCGGTCGAACTCGATGCCCTGACGGATACGGTGACCGTTCTCCAGTTGCTGGTTGTGATTCAAGGGCAGCATCTCGGCGGGGAGCATCTGCAACTGCAGCGGCACGCTCAAACCATCCTCCGTGCGGCGCGGCCGAATCCGGAAGAACACCTCGCCGGCGATAAAGAGCTCTCGGGCGGCCCGGCGTTGCTGGCCATAGAAATCGGTCAGCCCTTCGGCATCGGACTCGTCGGTCCAGCGCAGCCACAGGCGCTGCACCCGATCTTTGAGCACTGCATCACTGATACCTGATGAGGGCTTGATGCCGGTGCCGACCGCATTGCCGGCCCAGGACTCGACTGCGTTGGCCGCGTAGCCGTTGTTGCGAATCAGGTACCGCGCACGCGCGGTCATGTCGGCACCAGCCGCCTGGATCAGGGTATTGACGTGGGCGCGGCTGGCAGCGAAGGTCTTGAGGCGCCGGGCGGATAGGCCACCTTCGAAGCCACCCACCATGGCACCGACCTTGCGGCGCAGGTTCTTGAGCATCCCCATCACAACCCCTTCCCGGCATAGGTACGGATGCGACGGGCACGCGGGCGGCCTTCCGTCTTGGCGATCTCACGATCCAAGTCGCTCAGGGCCGACTGCAGTTCGGCGTCCGACTTGTAGGTCACCCACTTGTCGCCGGCCTTCACGGTGAGCACACCATTGAAGCGCGCGGCCTGCAGGGCTTCGCGCTGGGCCTTCAATTGTTCGAGGGTCATGGACAGCACTCCCGGCCAGCGGGAGGCTGGCGGTATCAGAGGTAGTTGGAAGAAATGGCCATACGGCGACGGCGCGGACTGGCGGTCATCGGTGCCGTAACGGGCGTGGCGTTAGTGATGGAGTTGCGGCTTGTGGGTACCGGCGGCAGCGCCTCGACCCGCTTGTTCAGGTTCAGGCCCATCGACAACAGGCCGTGCAGTGCCGCGTAGGCGTATACCCGGCAGTCCAGCGCTTCGTTCCTGCGGCCATCGGGCTTCCACCAGAAGCGCTGCGGAAAGCCCTTCACATACCGAGTGCGGATGCGCTCGGCGGTGAGTTGCTCGAAATACTGCGCATCGCGATCGAGCGGAAAGTGCATCGCACCAGGTCCACCCTCAGCCTTCTTGAGACGCGCGTAGATCGCCTCCTTGGCGGCATCCACCCCGACGGTGAACAGATTGACCTTGCCCTTGTTCGCCTTGCTGGGGCGCTTGGGCCAGATCGGCCGTTTCCCTGCACCGCCCTTGATCGCCCAGATGCGCTTGCGCTCCCGGCCCTTGCAGAAGGCATAGGCCGCCAGGGTGTGGTGACCACCGGTATCGAGACAAGCGGCTTCGATGGTCAGGCCGTTGGCCAGCGTCTCGTGCTCGAAGCGACTGCCGAGGTAAGCATCGAGCTGCGCCCAGGTGTCCGGCGCTGACGGGTCACCCCACAGCACTTTGTAGTCCACCGACCAGGACTCCTCGTCCCGGCCCCAGCCGACCACTTCCAATTCGAGGCGGTCGTCCTGCACATCAATGCCGCAGGTGAGCAGCGAGACTTCGGCAGGGATGGCCGGGCCATAGGGCTCACGACGTTCCATCAGACCTTCAGCGTCCAAGGTCTCACCTTCCCGGTCTTCCCAGGTTTCGGCGAGCTTCGTGTTCACCCAGACCTTGAGCCGCACCGGATCGTCCTTGGCGGCGTGGTGCTCCTGGGCGATCTCACCCCAAGTCAGCCACGGGCTGTAGAGGCTCGACAGGTGAAAACCCACCGTCTTGCCATCACCCTCAGCCTTCGCCGTCCATCGGCCATTGGCGAGCAGCGCCGGCTTGCGGTACTCGGGGTGGATGCCTTCGCACTGGGGGCAGTGCCAGGCGGCCTCACTCAGCTTGCCTGTCGGCCACTTGATGTCACGCCAGAGGATCTGGCTGTGCGTGCCGCAGTGATCACAGGGCACCTCGAACACCCGCTGGTCACTTTCCAGATACGCCGCCTCAATGCGGGAAAAACCCTTCAGGGTCGGCGTCGAGCACAGATACACCTTGCGGTTGACGAAGGTGGCCGCACGCTGCACCGCGAGCGCCACCGGATCGCCTTCGCCATCAGCATCGCCCGGGTAGCCATCGACCTCATCCAGAAACAAGTAGCGCACCGGCATCGAGCGCAGGCCTACCGCCGAGTTGGCGCCGGTCATGATCAGCACGCCTCCAGGGAATTCCTTCATCAGCTGGGTGTTGCCGGAGTCGCGCGAGCGTGGATCTTTGACGCGACTGGCGAGTTCGGGACTGGCTTCGATCAGCGCATCGACCCGCTGCTTGGAAACGCGCTTGGCGCCTTCGACGGTCGGCTGCACCAGCAGCATCGGCCCCGGGGCGTGGTGGATCACATAGCCCAGCCAGTTCAACCCCGCTTCAGTCTTGCCGATTTGAGCCCCGGCCATCAGCACCACCCGCTCCACGCGCGAAGTCGCCGACAGCGTTTCCATCACCGCCTTGAGGTACGGCGTGCGGGTGGTCGACCAGCGACCCGGCTCAGCGGAGGCCACCGACGAAAGCATCCGGTGGCGGTTGGCCCAGTCATCGACGGTGAGGATGGGATCAGGTGCAAGGCCCCGTTTCCAGGCGGATTCGACCGCCGATTCAGCAGTGTCGAACACGAGCCACTCCTATGCGAAATAGATGGACCGAACGCTTGGCTTGTGTTGGGAACAGCGCGTCCATACAGACGTCATCAACACCGCACGGAGAAAGCCATGAACACCGATCAAACCGCCCGCCTGAACTGGATCGAGCGACTGCCCGAAGTGGGCAGCCCCCTCCTGCGCCAGCGCGACGACCTGCTGGCCTTGCTCGCGCAGATCGCGTCCTTGCAGGAAATCGCCGAACGCCGGCGCCAGGCCCTGGAAGAAGAAATCGCCACGCTGTGGCTGCCCGCTGAGATCGAACTGGCCAAGCGTCGCATTGGCGCTTGAACAAATCGGCCAGCCAGGCGCAAAAAGATCGAACCGGCGCTTGGCTTCAATCCCGAACAGCGCGTTCATACAGACACCGCAACAACATCCACCAAGGAGAACCACGATGCGCAAAACCGCCAACAAGACCGCCCAGCAACTCGACAAGCTGCTTGCCCAAATCGCCCTGGACCACCTCTTCATCGAGACCCTGGCCACACGCAATAGCGACAGCCTGGACTTCCACGAGGTCAGCGTCTGGGGCGTCAAGAGCGCCCTGATGGCCGCCTACCAAGCGGGTCTGGCCGCAGGACAAAACACCGCTGCCAAAACGGCTGATCAACCGACCAGCCAGCAAGCCGCCTGAACTTCACATCACCCACAAGGAGCACGACCATGTCTGCACAAACCACCCCAATCACCGAACGCCAACTCGACCTCATCACCCGTGCGCATTGCGATGCCAATGGCCTGATCGAACCGCTGCTCGACCTCAAGGGCGGCGCCAAACTGAAGATGATCGCCAGCCTCGCGCAGCGCGGGCTGATCGAGCAGGCCGAGGGCCAGTGGCGCATCACGCGCGCCGCCATCGCCGTCATCAAGGGCGAAGCCCAACCGCAAGAGGTGTTGCCCCCGATTGGCGCAACGGGGAGCGTCGCGCCGCCCCTGGCCGACGACCCGGAACTGGAGGCAGCAGTCGCCTCCGCCGAGGCCAGCTGGCAACAGGCTCAACCCGATGTCGCCGCCAAGCGGGGCCGCGAGCACAGCAAGCAGGCGCTGGTGATCGAGATGCTCAAACGCCCCGAGGGCGCCACCATCGCGCAGATCAGTGAGGCGACGGGGTGGCAACACCACACGATCAGGGGAACCTTTGCCGGGGCGCTCAAGAAGAAGTTGGGCCTGAACATCGTCTCCGAAAAGATCGAAGGAACTGCCGGTACCCCGGGTGCGGGTCAGCGCCTCTACCGCATCGCCGAGGAGGTCACGGCGTGAGCGTCCAGATCGACGCCCTGATCCCGGCAGACCACTTGCAGGCCTTGCTGGCGGCCTGCCGGGAGATCGCCCGGATGAAGCATCCGAGCATCGAGCACCTCCTGCGCCACC